GCAATCGTAATCGGGATCCCGTCAGTGCTCCCACTCAGCGGGATGATGTCGATGTCGCCTGCTGCCATGATTCTATCGCCCGAAAAGCCGGGCCTCCGTTGCCGCCTGAACCTGAGACCTGTCCGTCGTCTCAAGTCTAGTCCAACGCACCCGCGTGTGCATACGGTACATGCGCAGGTTGTAGTCCACGTCCGGACGGGTCATCTCGACCCGGATCGTCGCGTTCGTCAGGGCGAACCGCCCCGGCGAGAAGTCCACGAACGCGCCGCCGTCCACAGAGATGAGCAGTTTGAGCGTGCAGTCAGCCGCGCGGGTCCGGTCACGGCTGACCCAGCCCTCGGCGGTCAGGCACGCGAGTTCGAACCCCGCCGCCGGGAGGTCGCCAAAACTCTCGATGGTCGCAGGGAAGTCCTGCATGGCCTCCACGAACGCCTCGACCGTGCAGCGCCGAGACTTCTGCTGATCCGATGTCGTCCCAATACTGGTCTCGTAGCTCGCGGTGAGATTGGACCCGCTGAACTCCAGGTACGACCGGCCCTCCCAGTCCGTCGCGGCCTGAAGGTTGGTCTTGACCGGCGGCACGGAGTCCCCGTCAGCGCCCGTCCACGCGCCCCTGTGCCACTCGTAGGCTTCCCGCTGGAACTGGGCCAGTGCCCGGTCAGAGATGCCCGCAGCGTCGTACTCAAGCGCCACAGCGTCCGAGCACGCGCCCCCGTCGTTGATGTGCCGTGCGTAGATCGTCGGGGCCTTGCGCCCGTCCGCGTCCGATCCCCCGCTGGCCCAGTTGCGGGTCTTCAGGAAGTCGATGCCCGGCGCGACGGCCCCCACCGGCTGCCCGAGAACCCAGCCGCCACGGCGGAGCAGCGTGCGGAGCGGCTCCTCCTCGTTTGCGGGCGTCCACGAGTAGATCGACTGGCCCCCGTTCATCTCGGCCACGAGATCGGTCGGCGCCCCGCTCTTCTGCGCCACGATGTTCACGACGATGCGGACCGCCGTGGACCTGTCCGGCGAGAACCCCGCGCCGGAGTAACTCATCGGCTGCACGGCGATGCTGACCTGTTCGCCCTGCACCGCGCCGTCGAGGACAAAACTCACCGCGTGCTGCGACCCGTCCGTCGACGCGACTTTCTCCCACGGCGCGGTGCGGTCCTCGCGCTGGGCGTAGACGTTGAACCTCGCGGGCCGAGCGTCCGGGTCAAGGTATGCGCGCCAACTCACAGTGATCGTGTGTATGTACCCGCCTGCCGTGTTCGCCGTACCCTGCCGTACCTCGATGCTCTTCGGTGAGGGTGGGATGACTTGGTTGTTCGGCGCCGCGACCCGCGCGCTCTCCTGCAACGACGTCTCCTCGAGGCTGGAGAAGTCGAAGATGTCCGCGTTGTATTCCACCCAGTCCACGGTGTGGGAGAGGTCTTGGTTCCGGCTCCAGCCAGTGACCACCACCGGCTGGTCCTCGCCGTCCGCGACGAATACGTAGAGGTCGTTCTGCGACGGAGTGAACCCGACGAATCCCGTGGTCAGCGTGATCGGATCCTGCGCAGAGATCGTGACCGGCGGGACATGCACGGTCTGGTCCACCGCTGCGACCTCGTACTGCCCCGTCACGGAATCGCGGACATGCACGCTGTAGTCCGACCCTGATGCGAGCATCACGTCCTGGTCAAGCTTCACAACCGTGGCTGAGACCTCGACGTCGATGCGACCCGAAACGCCCCAGTTGGTGAGGTCGTGCCCGACGATCAGGATGTCACCCACATCGTAGGGCAGCGCGTCCGCGTCGAGGACAAAGCTGCCCTGCCTCACGATGTCGTTGTACACGTTGAGCTCGAACAGCCCGTACACACGCGCTTGGCGGATCGAGGTGATGCCGAGCGCGAACCCCTGCGTCTTGCGGTAGTTCGTCAGCGATGTCGTGTTCTGGATCGACGGGTGCTCGACGCGTGTCGCGGACCGCTCCCAGTCAAGGCGCCGGTCGATGAAGTCCACGGTCTTGACGTTGGGGCGGTCCGACGCCCCGCCGTAGGTGACCTGGAACGAGTCGCGCACGATGCTCGCTTGGTTCACGATGTCGATGGCGCTGCGCGGGTGCTCGAACTTGAACCGCAGCCCCGAGCCCTGCCGGATCGGGACAGCGAACCCGATGCCGCAGATGCCCTGAAGGACCGGCCAGCCCTTGCCCGGCGAGTCGAGCGATCCGTTCCACTCATGCCGTTGCTCGCGGCCCTCGATGGACCCAGTGACGTTGCCGACCCCACCGACGCTTGCGGAGAGAAGCGTGCCCGATGTCCACGGGTCCGTGGTGAGGATCGCCTCCAGGGTGACGGTCTCCGCCACCGAGTCGAACGCTTTGACGCGGTGCGCCCCCCGGATGGTGGGAAGCAACTCGGAGAGCGTATTCTCCAGCGGCGTGTTCACGTCCTGGCTGACGTTGTTGACGCCGACGAGCCCGACGTAGTGGTCGACCGCGTACCGCGACACGAATAGCGCGTACCCCCCGCTCGACATGTGGAACTTGAGGTCTCCGAAGACACCGCCCGCCCCGATCAGCGTGGTCCCCACTTGCGTCCACTCGATGTCGGTCCATCGGTCGCCCGCGTCGTACTTGTCGAAGAGGTCGTAGACCATCTCGTCGGAGTAGTTAGCCCAGTCGAGCACGCTCTGGAGGTCGATGTCCGCGAGCTTGTAGTGCGCGCCCAGCCCGTAGAACTGGTCAAGCACGAGGTCGAGCGCGATCCACGCGACGTTGGCCGTGTATGTCGGGGTGAGGACTGGCGACGATGCCGAAACCCCGTCCCATACCAGGACCGTGCGGCCCTTCACCGGCACGGTGATCTTCGGCGATGACGAGTTGAGTTGCTCAGATGCAGGGATCTCGACGGAGTAGTACGCGCGCCCGGGGTAGATAAACTCCTCGTCGAGAATTCCCGTCAGGGCGAACCAGTCCGTCTCGCTCACCTGGAGGCTGTTCGTGCTGGACGGCGATGTGCGGAGCACCTCCATGCGGACCTTCATGCGGTCCGGCGAAACAGTCGCGCCCGCCGTCTTGACCTTGCCCGCCCCTGTCGCGCCGAGCGCCCATGAGTTGTTCGATACCAGCGTGTTCGTGAACGCAGCGACCTCCGACGTGAACGGGCTCGCGGCATCGAACCGCCAGATGGCGATGGCGTTCGGGATGTTCGCGCTCGACCCGAGCAGCCCCTCTCCGTTGTTGTAGATGTTCAGGATCTCGAACGCCTGGAGATCCTTGTCGCAGAAGAACACCTCGTCGAGATCCATGCGGACGAATTCCGTCGCCTGGAGCCGCGACGAGTTGCCGATGGTGAAGTCCTGCCCGGTACCGCTGGTGCCGGGCGTACGCACTGTCACGTTGGACAGGGTGCCCTGCAACTGCACGCCATCGAAGTAGAGCACCATCGAGTTGAACTCGTCGTCATAGACCCACACGAGGTGGTGCCATCCTCCGTCGGTCATGTCGGAGACCGGGAACGCGCCCTGCTCGGTCAGAGTCTTCCCGTTGCCGCTGGCGTAGAACTCCGCGTAGGGCACTGCGACCCCGTCGGCGTTCTGGCGCGTGCCGACCAAGAACCCGCTTCGAAACCCGCCGCTGTAGTTGCACCAAGTGATGCACTTCGCGTTATCCTCGTCTTGCGATATCGCGTCGGACCGGAACCATCCTCCGACCGAGAACCCGTTAGCGATGGTCACGCCCGCGCCTTGCAGGTACACGGGCATCGAGAGCGTCGCGATGTCGCCGTAGGAGCTGGTCCCCGTCGGGTTCGTTGCGCCGTCGAAGATGCCATTGCACACGACATGCTCGCCGTAGACCGGGTGTGTGTAGTTGGCCGCGTTGAGCAGCGGCACCCTGAACGTGTGGAACAGGGGGGACCGCGTCTTGCCCGTGACCTTGAACTCGTCGTTGGGCTCGAGCCTGACGTATCCGTCCCCCTCCGGGCCGCCCGTCGTGATCGGGTTGTTGCTCCCGTCGAGTTCGATGTACCGCACAGCGAACCGGACCGCTGTGGGCGTCAGGTTCCCGCTCGACGATGTGCGGGTCAGACCGCGCGGGAAGTGGAGCAGGATCTCCGTGCGGTCGCTGACGTCGGTGAGGTCAAAGCTCTGGCCCCACGCGTCCCACTCGTCGTTGATCTCCGAGAGCGTCTTGAGCGGCACGCCGCTCGCCTGCCCGTAGTAGTTCGTGGCGTTGACGACCTTGGGCGGAGGCTGGATGGCATCCACTTCGACGTTGATGAGCCCGAGGCCCACGGAGAACTGCGTCGGCGTGCCCTCCCACCCGGGCACCGCCGTCTGCGTCAGCGACCCGAGCCGCACATGGACCTTGACGTCCTTGAAGTTCTCGACGGGGTTGTCGTTGATCTCCATGCCGACGGGCAGATCGCCGGTCAGGTTCGAGAGCCCGAACTGCGACACGGTATCGACGGTGCGTTCTCCGATGGAGTGCACCGGCCCCTCGCTGACACAGATCAGCGCATGGTAGGTCGACCCATCCGAGTCGCTCTTGATGTACTCCCCGATAACCTGCCCGCCGGTCCGGATCTCGCCGTAGACGACGGGGACGGTGGTGCCTTCTGCGCGCGAGTTGCCGACGCCGGAGAAACTGTAGTTCCTGGACTTCTGCCCCTTCCCGTCCTCGGGGTCCGGGGTCGGGATGAGGAACTTGCCCGCGAAGAACGTGAGCGCGGCGCCGCCCGCGAGCACGAGGTACAGCGGCGCGGTGAACAACTCGTACCCGAACAGGAAGACCGTGGCGGGGTCACCGCGCAGGTCTGCCGCATAGGTGATGTGGTCCCCGTCGAGAACGATGTCGCTGCGCTTCGCGCGCCGCGCGTTCCGCATGATGAACTCGTAGCCATCCGGCACGAACAGCCCGACCGTCGCCCCGCGAACGTGCCGCACCTCGCTCGTCTCGCGGCTCCACGGGTCGAGCACGCTCAGGATCTTGTGGACCTTGACGCTCACTCAGGGGCCTCCCACTCGTACACGCCGAGCACGCCTTTTACTGCTCGGGCAGGTACCAGGAACGCGTGCCCGCGCCGACTGTTCGTGGTGATGAATAGGCGCTCGTCCTCGTTCACCAAGAGCATCACACCGGCCTCGACACCGCCGCTGTCCGTGATTACGAGGTGCCCCACCTTCTTCGCCGCGCTCACCTCGTCGCCAATGCGTCGCCATCCAGACCGGCCAGCCGCCACATCGTCGTAGGTCGTCTGCTCCGCGTCCTCGGGCGACGAGAGCCCGACGAGCGGGATGCGGGCCGCTGCGGTCCACGCGAGCGCGCGGCAGTCGAGCGCAGCCGCCGTCACGCCTCCGCGCTTGTACGGTGTCCCAACCAGATCGAACACGTCGAGTTTGCTCATGTCAGCGGCACCTTGCTAGACAGCCGCGTGATCCCACGGAACCCGCCGAATCGAGCCGGGTGCTGCTCGGACAGGCTGCGCGCCACCTCGTCATCGCCCCGCTCGGTGCACGCGTCGATGTGCTTGGCGCATGTCGAGAACCCTGTACCGACCGTCTCGCCGGGCGACTCCGGGATGATGTACCCGCAGCGCGACCCGCCGAACAGGAACGGGCAGTGGTTCTTGAGGAAGCGATGCGCGGGCACGGTCTCTTGGTAGAGGTTGTAGTTCGCAATTGCGAAGGTCGCGCTATTGTTGTTGACCGTGACCGCGCGCACCGTGCCGTCGAATCTAATCTGTGCGTTGACGTCGAGCAAGGTCGAGCGGTTGACGATCCGCACGACCACCGGCGCCCCATGCAGGCCTGCATAGGTCTCGAGCACCACGCCGACATCGCGCCGGATGTTCGATACGACCACACTGAGTTCGGGCAGGTCGCCCGACTTTGACTGCGCCCACTCGCCGACCTCGACATGCAACGGGTCGTACTCGATGGGGTCGCCGCTCGAGTTCACCCCGAACGCGATCTTCTCCGTCTGGTTGCAGAACCGAAACCGGGTGGGTGGCGATGTCGGCACCTCGACTTCGAAGAGCCACACGAACGGAGACGCGTTCTCCAGCGTGTTCGCATGGACCTGGAGCGCAGTAGGGAAGTTGCCGGTCGCCATGAGTTAGAGGATCTCCTCCAGCTCGAAGCTGAAGCTCGAGACACCGGGCGTCTTGAGCGTGTCGCCCAGCGTGTCGTCCACGAAGTGGACCTTCGTGGTCGAAGACTCCAGAGGCGCGGTCCAGTCGAAGGCTTCCTCGATCCCGCGCCGCGCGTCGAAGAATGCGAGCAGGATGTTCCGTTGATTCGTGGTCGTACTCTGCGCGGTGATGTTCCACACGCGGCGCATGTTCACATCTTCGAGCGACACGCGGACATGCCCGCTGTCGAAGTCGGTCTCGTGACGCCGGGCGCGACGGCGCTCGTTCACCGGCCAATCGTGCTCGATCACCAGTTCCGTCGCGGTGTAGTCGTGCTCTTCGTCGGAGACGCTCGCGTTCAGCTGGTCCCCGACACCTGCTCCGGGAGTCACTTCGATGGCAAGCTCGGTCCACGCGTCGATGGCCGTGATGAAGTCGGTTCCCGCAACTCCTGCGATACGGACGCCCTCGCCCGCGCCGATGCCGATCTTCTTCGTGCCCGAATCGAATACGGTGCCTGTGGATGAGACCTGGATCCCGCTGACCACGCCAGCGGACGGTTCCTCGAGCACGATCAGCGTGCCGTCGAGGTACGTGTCGATGACGACGATGCCGTTTTGCGGAACGCCCTGCCCGTCGGGGAGGTTGTAGACCCGCAGCGCGAGCGTGTAGTCGGTCGAGAGCGAGACCGTCGCGGTGAGGAGTTCCGCGATGGTGGTGGGGGTACCGTTGTTCCAGCGGCGCAACTTGACCCACGCGGCGAGGCTGTTCTCCAGCGGGCGAATGTCCACGCTGTACGCGTTCTGGAGCACGCCCGCCGCGACACTATCGGCGCGCGCGAACAGGCCCGCCTGCCGAAACTCGCCCGCGCCGTAGGAGTAGGACGCCGCCGATCCCGAGAGGTCGAGTGTGCTGAACTGGATCTGCACCCGGCGGTGCGATGTCAGGTCATCCGACGCCGAGCGCATCGACGGGAAGTACCCGCCACTCGTCGCAATCGACCCGGTGTCGTCCGCGCCCATCCGGTTGACGAGCCCCGCCGACGTCAGACGCAGCATCTCGCCGTTCGCCGTGCTGCTCCCGAACCGGTCGCCCGCCCACCCGCAGCGCAGGTCGTAGGCGAAACTCCCCGTCAGGTTCTCGAACCCAGTGCCTGACCATCGCGCGCACGAGCGCCGGTCCCACGGCAAGAACTCGTCGTGGATGTAGACCGGACCCGTGGCGAGGGTCACGTCGAAGTTCTGGATCATGACCGCCGTGGCCGAGTCCGTGCCCGTTGTCCCCAGCCCGTGCTTCGCCGTCGAGATCAAGCCAC